ACCAGCGGTAGACTCTGTAAGTATATTATTTCCGCCGATTGTACCTGTTGCGCCTTCGACGATAAGGCCTGATTTAATTCTAAAATTCTTTACTACTGTTGCCATTTTATATGACTCCTCTTACTGCTTTTATATTTTTATTGCGGTTCTTGTAAATCTAGCGGTTATAGAACCAGATACTGGAGCAACCTTAAAGCTAATTATACCTGAATTTTCTTCAAATGTATAAGTAAACAGATTAGCATCTGTATTAGAAACAATGTCAGATTCAACAACATGAACGTTGGCTCCATCATTTACTGCAGTTATGTTGGATCTGTAGAAGTATGCGTTTTTTGTTATCTGCAATGAATACTGTGCGCTTCTCCAGACATCTGATGCAAAATGATCTATTTCTGTGATATTCTCAATGCCATTTACCTCAAGGTCGTTATTGCCTTCTAGACCCAAAAGCTCAGATATTGTGTCGGTATTGTTTGTAAGCCCGTCAACCAAAGTCGATAGGTTATTTACCTTATATGTTATGGTTGAAGAATCTGTTGAGTTTGTAACTCCGATCACATTCTCAATTGCCTCTATTGCATCATTGGCATTCTGATGTTGGCTGGCGTGGCCAGATAATGAATCAGTTGCCTCTGGGTTTGATAAGTTATCCTTTGATGTAGGAAATGAAGTTGCCATTGTCCCCCCTTGTAAAATATGTACGTGTCTTAATTATATCAGAATTTATTATTATGCTGGAGGATTTTCTTGCGAAAGTTTCCATTCCTGATACAACTGTTCTAAAGATGAAGCCAGGCTTTGATCTGGAGAAGATAAAGCACCTGGTGTATTAGCGTTGAACTCATGGGAGTCGTGAACAATTGCATTGTCTGTAAAGAATACATCGTATGGCTCAGTATTAATAGATATCACAAGTTCTTTTCCTTCTTTTACATGAAGATCTATTACTGGCTGCCAGCCATCGTTTAATGGGCTGTATACCATATCAGATTCTAAGACATCATATACCTTTACAAACTTTACCTCTTCATCTCTTTTTATAAGTATATAGTGAGAGTATGAATATTTGTTTCCATTTATTAAAACAACCTGGTCTACAATTCTTGCAGACAAATTCACAATTGTTGTTTCTAGATTTGTATCTATAGCTGGGTTAGTGCTTGACCATCCAGCTAGATAATTTGAAAGACTTTGTCCAGATGTTAAGTCCAGGCTTTCAATATCGGCAGAGTACAGTACGTCTCCTACTGAAAGATTATGTGCTAGAACTAGTCCTTCTGGGACTTTAGATGCCACAAGTGTATCAGCTCCAATTGATTTAATTGGAGTAAATCCGAATGGAGTAAATCCGAATGGAGTAAATCCGAATGGAGTAAATCCGAATGGAGTAAATCCAAATGGTGTAAATCCAAATGGTGTGAAGCCAAACGGAGGAACGTAACAAGCGTTAGGTATTCCAAGTAATGAAACTATTTGAGCGGAAGACAAGCCTGCTGTTTGAGTAGTACCATAAATATAAGAAAGATTAGATGATGCTGAAGGATATGGATCCTGTCCATTATTTCCAGTGTAAGCTCCAAAATAATCTCCGCTTGTTCCAGCACATCTTACATAAATGTTATATCCTGGAGCCTGATATTGATATCTATTAATGCTAATTGAGGCTGGTAGAGATATATATCTTGTATCATATGCAGATCCAGCAATTGGTGACTGTGCAACAATTTGTCCAGCTAATGAAGGATTTGATGTTCCAGTATTCTGGTTTGTTGTTAGTGTCCAGTTGCCATATGTTCCATCTGGTGTTGTCGATCCAACATAGTTTGGAGCATATACATATTCTACAGCTGGTTCTTGATATACGTAAGAACTTACGCTAACAACTAAAGGTAAATCTGCTTGAGCAACTGAATATGTTCCAGCAGATGGGCTCTGACTTGCAATTTTACCCGTTAAAGAGTTATTTGATGTGCCAGTTCCAGCAGCGTAATAAATTGTATAGTTAGTTCCATTATATGCTCCGCTAGCACCAACAAAATTTGGAACTGTTACAGATACTGGTGGATTTACTGCTGCAGTAGCAACGGATGATGATCCTACTGGGTCTGAAGTTCCAGCGCTATTTGTTGCTGTAGCAAATGCTTTAAATCTTATTCCAGAACTAACGTCTGAAGAGGTTACTGTATATGCTGGTGATGTTCCAGATGCAAATACTGCGCCATCTGTTATTGAGGTAGGAGTTCTATTGGCAACACCAACAATTGATACCGATGTAGATGTCGGGGTTGGATCCCAGCCAGATGTAGAGCCATAAAGAGTTGTACCTGCATATACATCACCATTTGATGAAAGAAATGCAGTTCCACCTGCTGGCTTAACATTTGTAGATGTAACAAGCCCAGCATTTCCATCCCATGGACCAGCAAATCCACGAGATGTTCCGTATACACGAACAATCCAAGGCCCTGTTTCTACTCCTGGTCCTGTTGAAACGTACGTACTTGTTGCTGTTGTTGTGCCGTCGTATGGCATTAACATTAATTCAGTTTGCATTGTTTCATCGTTAAAGTACTGCATGTAAATTTCTGCGCTGGTCTGAGTTATGTTAGTATTTGTCCAACTTATTTGTATCGCTTGATCGTAAGTATACGGTACTGGAGATGTTACGGTTGCGGTAACAAGGGGTTTTTTTGGAAGCAGATCCATTATATCTTTGCTTGAGCCAGTTCCAGTAAAGTTAAATTTATCATTTGCCGTAGCCCATCGCCACCAAGACAAAGCACTACTGCTATCGTTATAAGGCTGAACAGATATACCCAAGCTTGTTTTACCATTTAAGAAAGAAATGTCTGGTGATCCAAAGTCTTTATCATAAAGGTTGTTTGTCTTGCCAATTATTGTTTCAGTAAAAGCTGGTATTCCTGGACCCTGATATGTTACAAGATATCCATCTGCACCTTCTGAGACATCCCAGAAAAATCTTATTGCTCCATTTATATATCCACTGCCGTCTTGCTGAACAAATGCCACTGAGTTAGCAATTCTTTGTGGGGGCAATGGAGAACTATCAATTGCAGCATATACTGGCTCACTATCTGTTCCACCAGTAACTGCAATAACTTTACATTTAATAAAGTATCCAACTTCATCTTTAGTCAAAGCAAGACTGCTAAATGTTGCTCCAGAAATATCTGACCAATTTGTTACAGTTTTTTCTCTTGGTGGTACGTATGCACTGCCATCTTCTTGAAGATCAGGAACTTTTTGATTGTATCCTTTTGACCATTGGTACTTATAAGAGTCTGGCTCTATAGTCCATGTGCCATTGCTTACTGATACAGTTTGTCCAGCTCCCGCCCCAAATGATCCAGCACTCCATGTAAATTCTGGAGCAGTAATATTTGATTGTCCTGAATAAAAATCAACCCAGGCTGAACCATTCCACATTAAAGCTTTTTTAGCAGGCTTCCATGAGCCTCCATCAAAAATGTTTAATTTTTTAGGTATGTTCCAGTTTGAACCATCAAATATTTTAAATGACATTTTTTCTCCTAGTACTGAATGTAAATATCTCCGACGGCAACACCAGAAGGAGGTGTTGCACTGTTGCCATATGATATTGTGTTAGTAGAAATTGCTGAATTTGAATTCAAATATCCACCAGTTATTGTTGTACTTCCACCAAGAGAAACCTGGTTTCCGTTAATGGTTATCGAGCTATTTTCTAAGTAAGAATTTGCGAGAGTTGATTTAACGGTCAATGTTCCGTTTAACGATTCTACAATTCCAGATCCAAGATTTGGTACAGATATTGTTCCGTCTAGAACTGGATTTAACTTTACCGCATAATCAGATGCAGCTCCAGTTAATGATAAATAAGTAGATGCTGCGTTATCTACGGTTAAGAATGTTTCTGCCAGTGTTGCTTCTTTTGTATATGTGATATCTGCTTCTTCTTTTGTAAGATAGCTTGCTGAAGCATCTGTATTTGATAAATATGTAGTTGCTGCATCAGACTCTTTTAAATAACCTACAATTTCTGATCCAGTAGGAATAGTTACAATTCCAGTAAATACTGGGTCATGTATTGGGGCTTTTAATGCAACATTAGAAATTGTTTCATATGTTGTTGCTGCAATAGAAGAGTCTAACTTAGATCCAATTGCAGTATTTATTGCAGCCAGTCCATCCTGATTATCTGCTAATGCTGTAGCAAGCTCAGCTAATGTATTAAGTGTTCCTGGAGCGGAAGAAACAAGAGCGGCAACTGCATCATCTGCATATTGCTTTGTAGCAATTGTTGTAGGTATAACTGAGTCTGCCAATTTACCATTTGAGTCAAGTCCAGCAAATCCACCTATTGCATTTCTATCTGCTTCAAGAACATAGTCGGACAGAGTATTTGTTAAATTATTATTTATCTCTGTTCTCAAATCATCTACAGCACCTAGTGCTGATGCAAGAACTGCTGTTCTAGAGGCCTGATTTGCTGCTACTGCTCTGGCATTTGTAAAATACAAATTAGTGCCTTCTGGCAAATCGGTTGTTGTAGATATTCCAAAATCGATTGCATTTATTGCATTTGTTATATCTGAAGCAACAGCTTCTCGTGCTCTAGTGTCAGTAAAATATTTATTTGATCCCTCTTCAATATCTGTTGTAGTTAACGCATTTATTGATGTGGCAATAGCCGTATTTCTAGCTGATGCTTCTGCTGATATGGCTGCATTTCTGCTAATAACTTCAGCTGAAATTGCTGATTCTATCTCTGCGTGTATGGCTGTAGAAACAAGTAAGTCTTTTTCTGTAGCGTCTGCTGCAGCTTCTAATACAGCATCATATTTTGCTGTATTTGCTTTAGCTGTTGCATCCAGCGATGCTGCATCAATTGCTTCTAATTTAGCTGTATTGGCTTTAGATGTTGCATCTGATGAAGCAGCTGCTATTGCAGCTACTCTTGCAGCGTTTGATTTAGTTGTCGCATCATCCTGAGCTAAACTGAATGCGTTTGCAATATTGTCTGCTACTGCAGCTTCGGCTCTAGCATCTGTAAAGTATAAATTTGTTCCCTCTGATACTCCAGTTGTAGAAACAGCATCCAGGGCTGCTGCAAAATCTGCAGAAATTGAATACTCGTCTGGTAGCTGTGAAACTTCAATTTTACCAAGGCTATTTAATGACGCTACACCATTTGCTTCACCTGGCTTAAGCGCATAGGACGTAATGTCATTCCAACGTGCACCATTTCCGATTTTAAACTTAAGAGTATCTGTTTCAATACCTATCTCACCAGCTAGCAGTATTGGATTATTAAGTGTCCAGTTTACTGCTAAGTCTCTTCTAAATTGTATTCTTATTGCCATTAGTTTGATCCTCCTAGGTCTAACAATTCATTTCCTTCTTCATCTATCGAGCTTCCGCCATCCATTATCGTATCATTTGAATCTGGCTCAAATATAGAATTATATTCACCACCATCAAATGCTGTTAGATCCTGCCAATTTCCGTCATTATTAGACACGGGTGTTCCTCCTTCTACCCCAGTAATCTGAGGATAGTTAATTTGTGGTCCAGACTCAGTATTAATTGAGTCAAATGTTATTTTGTTCTGTATATCTATTGTGTGTACATCTCCATCATAATTATGTGTATGCATGTAAAATGGTGTAGGATCATCGCTTGGAGGAGTTAGCTCTACCCAAACTGTTCCATTATATATTCTAAGGTTTTTGCTAACAACGTTAAAATATACATCGCCTTCTATTGCAACCGACGGGTCCTCGAAGGATGTCAATAGATTAAGCGCAACCATCATTTGTCTAGACATAATTATCCGATTACTACAACCTTAAACTCTCCAGCTGCTGGTGCAACTGCAAAATCAATAGTTATTGTATCTGCGTCTGTATGTTTTACATCTGCTTCTACCTGTGCGTATGGACTTGCTGCCTGATATATTTGAACTATAACATCTGTTGTATCAAGGTTGTGAGTCACAGAATATGATGTTGATGAAGACGCAAGTGTCTCTGCAAACTTTCTTGCAATTGCATGGTAATGTGCTCCATCATTTGTTACTTGCCACTCTGTAGCAGATTCTTTCCATAGAACTGAGACATCAGCTTCATCTCCACGCTCAACAATAAGTCCAGCATCTGTAATGGGTGTGCCTTCAAAATTAGTGTTAAGCTTTATTGTATTATCTACAAGGTTAACTTCTGTTCTGTTTATTGCATTTACTGTTCCATTTACATTAAGATTTCCATCTACCTGTAAGTTACCTCCAACTGTTACGTTTCCGTCAGTTGCTAAAGTGTCTGTATTTAAAGTTGTTGCATTTACTGTTCCAGTAGAAATGCTTGTTGAAACGGTTACGTCTGCTGGCAAGCTTATAGTAGGTGTAGCACCTTCTGAGCCAGAACCAGTTACTGTAATCTGATTTGTTGTTCCGTTAATTCCAGATACGTAGTTTCCAGATGTATGTGTACCAAGCTCAACAATAGGCATAGCATGCTTGTGGTCGGCTCTAGATACCGAACTAGATGTTCCCTCTGATGCAGAATCGCCAGGTGTTATTGTTGTTGGGACTATGCCTGTTCCAAAGTCTCCTGAAGCTCTAAGCCACTGTGTGCCATTAAAGAAATATAAGAAGTGATCTGATGAATCAAAGTAAATTTGACCAGATACTGGATTTGAAGGCGCTGCGCCTAAGTTTTGAATTCTTGCATTGAGTAATTCATTTTTATTGAGGTCAATGCTAACTAAATATTTTCTTGCCATTTGCTATCTCCTTTTTAAGACAGAAATACTGTCCCTGAAAATGGCTGAGCCATTGTCAATGTGATTGTGTTTAAAGAGCTGTACTCTATTCCAGTTTCTAAAATATCCCCTGCGCTTGACTTAACAGTTGCATTTGGGCTGAACCCAAGTCCATGTGTTATTTCAATAGAGTATATTCCATCTACTGGTCCTATTAACTGATTGAGTTCCCATGAAGATTGAAAGTTTTCTGGAGCATTGTTTAAAAGTATTACTGATGCATCTGACCATGAACTATCTGACTTTTTTGGACCGTAGAACTCTGTTGTTTCGGTATTATAATAAAAATCACCAGACAAACCTAAATTGTTTGCTGGCGCTGTAGATCCGTTTAAAATTGTTTTTCCTCTTGGACCTTGTGGGCCAGGAGAAGAAACTATAACCTGATTTTTTGTTTCTCTAACAATTACTTTTTCGGACATTAAATGGTTACCGATCTACTGAGAGTTATAAAACCTTCAAGGAGCTTGATTTTATTCCCATTAGAATCGATGACCATAATGTCGTAAGACGACTTTGGATAGAACAGTTTATTTGTTTGTGTTGGGGTTATTTTAACATCAATAGTTCCAGTTGGACCATCTATAGTTATTCCACCAGATGGAGATGTTAGAGTGAATGCTAATTTAGATCCACCTTTAGTATCTCTAACCTGCATCTTTGCAGATGCACCAGTAAGATCAATAGCCGTAACTTCATCTTCTTGTGTATATTGCACTTGAAAATCGAAGGTAGCATTTTGATCTACTTCAAAGTTTTTCTGTACTGCCATTTGCCATAGTCTCCTAAATAGGAATACTCCTGTACTAATTTTAGCACAGGAGTATTTCTAATCGACTAATTACATAGAGTATGAGACCTCATAGGCCTCATCAATAGTTTCTGGTGCATCTGGTCTTCCAGTGCAGTTTGTACTTTCATTTTTCTCTATTGCAAAAGCTATTTTTAGCATATGTGAGTACTTTTCATGATACCGCTTCATCTGCTCTTTCATAACAGCTTTATGATATTCGGGATATGGCTCATTTTCAATATCCGACCACATCTGACACAATAAAATATCATAATAGTCGTCTGGGTTAAATTCTAGGTCTGGTCTCCAATGTACATCCTGGTTTCCTGTAAGCCAAACTGTAGAGCCCTCATTAGGCATTTCAAATTTAGCATCCTTAACATAAAAATCCCATTGCTTGGTAGACTTTAATCTGACTGTAGCGGTATATATTATTTTATTTGCAACCACGTCCGCATGCGGGGTAAGGGTCGGTGGATTTCCACTTTCTGGAGAATATCTAGCAAAGATCAAAGCTATGTTTTCGTCTGGAACAAAATTCTGACCTAGCTCTTCCGCTTTATTTTTTAAAACATCTCTTAGCTTTTGGTCCCAGCCTCGACTCAAAGTTATAAAGCCATTATTGGGAAACTTAAACATATAGCCATATTTATCATTTTTTTCATCAAGGCCCTTTTGCATTGTTGCGTATACATTTTCATAGACAAGATCTACTAAATCTTGTGTGAAAAAATCATCGATTGCAAACGGCTCTATTCTTTTAACCAACATGAATTAATTATATCACGATAGAATGCCAAAAGGCTAAGGAGTAACCCTTAGCCTTTTGGTTTAACTTATTTGGATTCTGTTGTAAAACCGAATTCCTTGTTGCTTGGACTAAGCGCCTTAAGAATAACTGGGGCGACTGCCGCAAATCCGCCCATAAGGAGGTCCTTTGGACTTGTATTTCCAGTCATGTACAAAGCTATTGCTGCTGAAAGAAATGCACGAGCATAAGTTCCAAGTGCTGCTAAGATCTGTTCTGTCATTGTTACCTTTCCATCTTTGTTTAAATCCGCTTTATCGAATTTAGCCATTTTATCATCTCCATTTTGGGCGTCATGCCCAGAATTTTGGTTTTACCCAATACTTTATTTTACCACTACGCAGATATATCTACAAGCTCACAGTTGCCGTCTGAGCTACATGCAAGGGTAGCTGTAGGTGATGTGCCATCCTCTATTTCGTAGAAAGAAAGATCTTCCCAGCGAATATTTGCTGGCATCTTAGATACAAGAGCATCGTATTCTTCTTTGCCAACTTCTTGATAAGGAGCCTGCTTATAAGTGTGATCTGAATGAGGAAGGAATGAGATTCCAGAAACTTCGTCAAAGTTCTTATATACCCAAGCCCCAACTTCCATCCACTCATCCTCTTTAACAGATACTGTAATAGATGGCTTATGCTCACACCAGGCACGTTGGTAAACAAGCCATATATTCAAATGATCAATCGCAGTTAAATCATTTCTAACAATTGCTCCTTCTGGAGCTTTTACTGGAAACGAAAATACATACGTGTCATTTGGCTTCATCACATCGTCTTCAACTGGAATTCCAACTTCTTTTAAGAATGTAGAAATTGGATCTCCTTTTGATCCACGTACTGTACGAATGTAATACGGTGAATGCCATGGATGCATTCCTGAAGATACCCCGACCAATTGGGACACTGTTCCAGAAGGCTTTACACATGTAATAGCTGCAGACTCTGGAATCCCAATTTTCCCAGCCTCTTCTTTATTTACTTCTCTTGCCTTATCACGAAGAGTCATCAAGAATGCCTCAAGCGCAATCATGTCTTCTTTGCCTGACATAAACTTGTGTCCAAATTGTCCAGTTAAAGAAACTCCAAGAAGTCTTTCTTCTTCTGTATTATCTTTCCAAATTTTACGAAGGTATTTAAAGTCTGTTAGCGTTGACTGCCAAGTCCCAAGAATTGTTGCAAGTTCAACTTTGCGCTGGATATCTTTCTTTGTATCGTTTTCACGTAATACGACTTCTGAAAGATTGCAAAACTGGTAAGGACGTAAGATAATCTCTGAGCATGGGTTAGTCCCATAGTGTATATCTGGATCTCTTCTTCCAAACTTGGCTGCTTGGGCTTGAGCTGCGGCCACATTGTATATACCTCGTTCTCCTGACTTTGAATCATATAAAGATTTCCATTCTGCAATAAATTGCTCCATCTCTGGTTTGCGTGAATATGCAACAGAGTTGTTTGACAATGCACGTTGCGGGCTGGCTTCCCACCAGTTACCAGCTTTTGCCTGCGCCATTTCAATATCATTAATGTTAGATAAAGAAATCATTGCTGATCTTCTTACTCCACCAACAACAACCACTTCACCAATCTTGCACATTATGTCGTGGCATTCAATTGGCTTAAGATTTCTACCAGCAGCATTCTTAAACTTTGCAATAGTAAAATCAAAAAGATTTACAAGTGGCTGTGGCCCAGATGACCTTCCGCCCATTGTTTTTAGTCTTGCCCCTGCAGGGCGAACCTTTGAAACATCTATAGCTGGTATGTGTCCTGTCCAAAGAAGTGCAAGTAGTTCACGATATGCTTTTGCCCAACCTTGCTTTGAATCCTCTACAACAATAACTGTGTCTGACTTCTCAAGCTTTTCTGGAACGGAAGGAAGCTTATTAATATATTTGTATTCAACTGAGAATCCAACCCCAGTTCCACACATTAGAACATACATTGTCTCATCAAAAGAACGTGGTGAATCTACTGGTAAAAATGCACAATTATATCCAGCAACATTATCTCTTTCTAGCGCTGCACCAGATGTCATTACAGATCTCATTGATGGCATTACATTTCTTTCAAAGACAAACTGCTTGAGTTCTTTAACAACAGACTCTTCTGGAGAATAGTTGTGGTTTTGTTTTAGATGATTTGTCATAAAGTCAAAGTATCTATCTACAGTTTCTCCCCATGTCTCTCTACGTCCTTCTGACTCTACCCACTTTGCATAACGTGATAGAGCAATAAAATTTTCATATGGGTTTTCAATAGTTCTTTTCATTTATCCGACCTTTTCTCCGCCTTGCGGTATATTTTAGTGTAAGGTTCCAATTCTACCAAAACAAAGTTCTTTAAGGAAGTGATTGCTAAAACTTTTTAATATCTACACTTGAGCTTTATTAGTCAACTAGCAACTGTTGACATTGAAAATACATTTAGTATACTTCGAATAGGGGGGTCGGGGGGTCAGTAAATCAATAATTTAAAACATATTATATATATAAAGAGTAGTTTGTATACTCAAAGATCCTAGTCAACTGACTTGACAGTAACTTAATTAGAATGCTATGATTATAGTTCGTTATCTCTAAAGGAGGAAATGCCAATGGAGAATATAAAGCAAAAGCTTAGTGATTTTGCTCATAGTACGACTGTAGTTGTAATGGTAACATTATTTCTATTTTCAAACAATACTGTGGCACCAGCACAAGCTTTAATAGTAAAACCAAAGACAGAAGTACAACTTAAGAAAGAAACCTTAGAAAAGTACAGCAATACTGTTTATAAGCCTTCAGAAATGCTTAGCGACGCAGAACTAAAAGAACTGCTATCACTAGTTGGATTTGAAGGAAAAGCCCTTAAAACGGCTTGGGCCATTGCCAAGAGGGAGTCTAATGGACGACCAATGGCGTACAATGGTAACAGAGCAACTGGAGACAGTTCTTTTGGAATTTTTCAGATCAATATGTTGGGTAACCTCGGCGTAGATCGTAAAGAAAAATTTGACCTGACGTCAAATGCACTACTATTTGACCCAGTAAAAAACGCAGAGATAACGTACTACATGACGGACGGCGGCCAAGATTGGTCATCATGGAAGGGGTTAACACCCAGAGCACAGGAATTTTACTTAAAATTCCCACAAAGTTGATCGGAGGGGGTTATGCAAAAGATACAATACGTATCTAAATACATAGCCCTTGCAGACGAAGGCCTTGTTCCTAAGATATTATGTCCAATGGATCAGGGCCTTCTTCTATGCAATCAAGACATGGAAGATAGGATATACTTATATTGTATTTCTTGTAATTATAAAAAGATGCTTGGACTTACAATGTATCTATCAATAGTCGAGGCGGTTAAGAGGACCCAATGAGTGTTTATATAAATGATATTAAATTTTCAGACGATCATTTATTTGATGTAGTTATTGACCCAATATTTTTAAGTTTATCGTCTGAGCAAAATGTGGATTCAGACAAGCCAATTTATACAAAAATGCCAGTTCAAGCGATACAGCACGGAATGAAAATTGTTTTAAGCGGGCAAGAGATTTTTGTACAAAAGATATTCTTGGATAACCAAAGCGAAAAAGCTCCATTTTATTTCATGCATATATATAAGACTTCTGGCCTCTCTTTAAAAGAAGAACTAATGAAGTATTTCAGAAATGAACAGGTGTATACAAATTACATTGGACATATTGATGATAATGAACTTTTAAATTCAAAATTTATATCTGGTCATTTTGCATCTTATCCTACAGAGCTGTATCAGAGCTATGACAAAAAACTTCACACCGTTTCAATATTTAGAGACCCAGTAGATAGAACTATAAGCCATTTTTTATATGAAAATAATTTAAGGACTCAAGAAGCTAGGGAAAAAACAAATTTTCCAAGCATTGACGATATGGAAGAGTTTTTGGCTGATCCCGTTCATTTTAGCATAATGAAAGATCTCCAGACTAAGAACTTAACATCTACAATGAATACATGGGTTTCTAATCAAACAGCCCAGTCTTTATTTTCTGGAGAGTCTAATATACATCACTCCATAATGAAGTTGGGCGCAACTTCTAGGTTTATATCTGAGCAAACAGATGAATCTAACTGGAGAAAGCATTTGCAAAAACTATCACTTTACGGAACCGTTAATAATAGAGATAAATTTTTAAAGGACTTACATGACCTGTTAAAAGAAGAAGGATATGAGTCTGGCAGCATTAGAAATATTATAATCAATAGAAACCCTAATTCTACAGAAATGTTTAAAAAATTACTTCCTGAAAGAATTATTAATCATATCAAAGACTCTAATCAAAACGATATGGCTTTGCACGAACACTTGCTTTCAAAGGGCTTATGATGCAAGAGCACGAATCTAAACCTATCCCTGTTACAGATGCAATGGGTAGAGAAATATTTTGGGAAGACCTAGGGAGACCAGATGGAAGAGCAGACAAGTAATCTAGAAGATAGTTTACCTATGGTTAACTATATTATGCTGCATAGAATATATGATGTTTTAACTATTATGGCTAACGCAGTAGATCCAGATAAGACTTCAAAGATGATAGAACTTCATGAACAAGGATTTCTTCTTGGCCCTTCTCCGTCCTTTACACCAGGTGATGAATAGTGCCAGCACCATTTTTTTATAAGAAAAGAAAACATCCTTTTGTACCAAGACCAATAACAAAAAAATATTTTTATAAAAGCTCTATGGATGAAAAGGTTTTTAATTTTATTGATCCAAAAGAAATGCTTTTTAAGTCTTGGAAAAATAAAGCAGATATGTTTTTAAGCATATCTAAAAAGCATGGGGATTTCTCTTCTTTTTTTATTGCAAACGAGTTAACATTTGGAGTCTTTGCTCCAGCAGATGTCTATGATGTTTTAGTAGGTAAGCAGAATCAGTTTATAAAAGGAAATGCTTGGAATAGAATTAGAAAGTTTGCAGGCGATGGTCTTGTTACTGCAGAAGAGCCAAGCCACATGAAAAATAGAAGATACATACAGCCACATTTTAATCATAAGAAAATTATAGAGGATTATTCTAGAGTTATGGTGAATAAGGTTACAGAAAGACAGCAGCAATACTTAAACTATAACAAAAAAATGGATCTTCACAACGAGATGGTATCTCTTGTGTTTGATATTGTCATAGAATCTTTATTTGGAATAACAGAAAAAGTAGATTCTAGCAAAGTTAAACGTAATATGGAAATAGCAATGGATTCCGTAGAAAGAACTATTGCTCCAGGTTTAGATAGGTACGACTTCTCAAATCTTCCTATATTTAAAAAGTTTAGAGTGGCCAGTCTGGACCTTCATGAATTTTCTTTAGGTCTAATTGCAAAAAGAAAAACAAGTACTGAAAATCATGAAGATTTGCTATCATTGCTCATCAATTCTGAAATGACAGATGAACAGATTTGTGATGAAGTAATCACAATAATACTTGCAGGATTTGAAACAACAGCAAATACCTTGTCGTGGGCGTTCTCTTATCTGAATGCCAATCCATATGTTTATAAAGAATTGATTAATGAATCAAAAAGAATATCTGTATCGGAAAACTTTATTGACGAAATAAATAATTCTGAAATTCTAGACGGAATAGTTAAAGAGACTTTAAGGCTAAAGCCTTCGCTCTGGATCCTTCCAAGAATGGCAGCAAATGACGTTACAGTAGGAGAAAAGCTTATTCCAAAAGGGGGCAACGTTATTTTGTCTCCATATGTAACACATAGAGACCCGCTAGTTTATCAAGATCCAGAAAAGTTTATTCCTTCTAGATGGAAGGACAACTTTGAAAAAACTTTGCCAAGGGGCTCCTATGTGCCATTCAGCGCTGGTCCAAGAAAGTGCATAGGCGATCAATTTGCTTTGCTAGAAATGAAAATCATACTTTGCCTATTTTCCGCTAAGTTTAAAATTAAGGTTCATGGTAAATTCCCAGAGGCGGCAGCCAGAGGAACATTAAGACTTGCCAATAAAGTAAAGATGAGCATAGAAGACAACAATGTATAAGCTTTCACCAGATATAGGCAACTTAGAGCTATCTCATTCACTTATTTCAAATGAGATGCTTAAATATACTGATGGACAAATGGACTTCTTTTTAAAAAACCTATGTGACCAACAGCTGGGGATAAAAAACAATGTGGAATTTACAAACGATATTACAGACGACGTTTTGCCATATGTGGTATGCATAATATGTATCGATCAGAATTTTTCAGTAATAATGCAAGAAAGCCAGTCTATAATATCTATGAATATTGGGGATGTGCTGATTTTTCCTTCAGAAATGAAGCATGGGATTTCCGATACCAGTAAGGCTCTAGTAAGAAAAATATGTTACAGAGAAAAAATAAAAAATAATACTGGAAGCAAAGAATTTGTAGTTACCTCAACAGTAATAGATAAATATCAGGTTACGGTGTATGCTGACTCAGAAGAAGAAGCTATCGAGAACGCAAAGACTGTACCAATATCACAATGGAAGCACCTAGATCTTTATCCAGATGTAAATGAAAGAAAAATTATTAGATACGCCAAGTGGTGCAATTTTGAAGTAGGCTATTGACTTATAAGTTTTGATAATATATACTTTTAGTGCAGGTTGAGACTTGTCTCCCTGTTGACACCTACCCGAATCCGCCTTTGGGTAGGTGTCTCTTTTTAATAAACTATATGTTTATGGCTACTGCTAAAGCAGCCTGGTATTTTTGATTTACTCCAGTAAAAGGAATGCTATCTGAAAAAGCAGTGATCTTTGATCTTATTGCATCATAGTCTGCAGTTCTATTTGCTGGATTAACAATTATTTCTGTTTTGTATGTAGTTCCAAAATCAGCTTGTTCGTCAGCCAGTTCATACAGAGATTCAAATTCTGGAGTTATATCATATCCAGCAGCAATAAGAATATCTTTTGTAATTAAAAGTCTTTTTGCATCGTCAGTCGTATCTTCAAATTTATATATTCGGTGACTGCTGTCAGAATTCTTTGAAAGCATATCGTAATACTTTTCTAAGCCCTTCATTGCAATGTTTACACGACGAATTAAAAAACCGTCATCATTAAGCATTAAATTTGCATAGCCTGGATTAGCTGACCCTTCTCTTTGGGAGTTATTAATACCCATTATTGCATCACTTACTGCAACGTCAAACGGGTTTCTAATTACTGCAATCTGTATCTCATTCTGATTTGTTGTTCCCCAATGAGCTATTTTACCAATAAGCGTTGCCTCTATATCCATTTTTTCAAAAAATAGTTTTCCAGTTCCTGGCAGGCAATGTTTAATTAATTCCGACATATAGCTGCTAGATGTGCGGCGGGGCGAGTTAAAAAGAATCTTCTTTGTCATATAAGTAATTATAACATGCTGCCTATTTAAGTGCAGTGCGAAAAGTGAAAAGTGCGGCGGGAGAAGAAGAGATGTATAATTAATCTATGAGCCCTAGATACTTTGCTAAATTTACTGGCACTGAGCAACATAACGCTGGTAACTGGTTTCATTTTACTCCAAGCGACTATAAGCCAGAGTCTCCAGAATTTAAGCTACATGTACTCAAAATACGTATTATCAACTTCCTAAAGAAGCCATTTACTCGATAGGCTCAGGATCCCAATTTAGACCAGTTTGATCCATAAGTAGAGCTGCTCGCTCTTCCATGATCTGAAATTGGTCGGGAACTAGGGTTCGATGGTCGGCAAATGTAAAGTAACAGAATAACATATTAACAGACTTACCAATAGGAAGATATCCCTTACGCCAGTGTAACTGTTGGGTTCCAGAAAATACCAGAGCTTGGTTGTCATTGAGTATATATTCTTTACCTTCTACAATTATTGGCCATTCCCAATCCGCCTCAAGTTGGATATCAAATACCATGTTCTGCTTCACATCATCAAAGAAGTATCTTTTAGGCACTCTTGGGAAATCCCAATGTGGAAAGAGCTTACTCTTTAACCCGCCCATATTTGCATATCTGCCAATATTTACTTCTAGAAATTCTAATCCAGGAAAATGCTCATCAGCAATTCTTTGTAATTTTTCTTCTAATTTTCTAGTTGACTTCTGTTGAAATCCAAATACACCCCATGGCTTCATAAAGCCTCTTTCCTT